ACACCAGCTCGTGTCATACCTGCCCCAGACTTTGTAGGTCTAAAGTTCTTTTTGTTTTTAGCAGGCATATTATCGGCTCTACCACCTGTAGCATATTTTTTTAAAGGTGGTAATTTTCCAGAAGCTCTTAATTCTTTATCTGGATCTGTTTTTTTTAATTTATTTAAAATGTTATCTTCTTTACCAGATACCATCATTGCTCTGCCTTTTCCTTTTAAAGATATATCACCCATTATTTTTTCTTTTTCTTTTTGCCAACTGCTACACAATTAGGAACTGATCTATTACCTTTTTTCTTAAATCCTTTTTGTTCGTAACCTCTCCAACAAGTTCCTCTTGGCATTAAAAACCTCTTAATGCAAGTTTTGGTTTTCCACTTATAAGACCACCTTTAGCTTTTTTAGTCCTTTTAGCTGAATCAATAAATTTACGATAGACACCTGCTGATGATGCTTTACCCATTACACCTGCTCTTTGTTCCATGGCTACAGCAGCTTGAATTTTATGTGCTTTTGTTTTTCCGCTTTTTTTTATTTTTGCTACACTCTTTTTAGCATCTGTTTCTGTTTTAAATTTTAAACCGCTAATAGTTCCTTTTGGATTTTCATCTGTATATAAATCAGAATGTTTTTTTGATCCAGCGGGTTGTCCTTTTTTTCTCGGAATCCTAGCTACTCCACCTTTTTTATAATATTCAACTGGATTATATTCTCTGGTAGAATCTTCTGGAAATAATCTAGAGTATTTTTCAGCATCAAGTTCTTCTTGAACTACTTTTTTATAATTCTCATCTAACTTTTTTTCTGATTCTTTAAATTTTTTTTGTCGTGCTCGTTCTTGTTTATAATATTTTTCTCCACTCATACTAATCCTCCACCACTCATTTTTTTACGTTTTGCAAATGTTGGAACATTACTAGGTTTTGGTCCTACGTTAGATGCTTGTTGTTTTCTTTTAACAGCAGAAGCTCTTTGACCTCTACTCATAGCTCTAGCTTTAGCAATAGGAACGCATTTAGGATAGTTTTTTCTTTTTTCTCCACCACTTCTTCCACATTTAGGATAAGATCCATCAGATCTTTTATTTGCAATATCAACCCAATTTTCTTTAACCCAATCTCTAAGACCAGCCATATTAATATTTTTTTGTAACTTTTCTTCTGTTATCTAAAACACCACCACAACCTTTGGCAACGCCGCCTTGTTTGTAATTAGATACCATTTTTCTTTGTTGCGAAATACTTCCTCCATCCATTTTCTTTTTACGTCCACCTGGAACTATTTTACCAGAACAAACACCGCTTGCATACATGTTCGCATATGCGCTAGGATACACTGCAAATTTTGCTTTTGCTGCTGCTTTTCCTTTTGGACAAAGTTTAGCCATTTATTTTTTACCTTTTTTATTTAACATTTTATTTAAAGTTTTAGATTGTTTTAAATGTCTAATAGAAGATTTTTTTAAATCTTTTGCTATCTTCATTATAGCTCTACCTTTTCCTTTTAAAGAAATATCACCCATTACTTTTTATCTTTTTTCATAGCAGAGTTTTTCATCATTTTTTTGTTTGGCATTTTATGCATACCTTCTTTAATCATACCACCTTTTTTCTTAATGACATCTACCTTTTAAAATATCTTTAAAAGTTACTTTACCATCTCCAGTTAAATCTGGAAATTTACCTTTAGCCATTCCACCTTTTTTAAGTGCTTGTCTTGGTCTTATTTTATAATCGTTTCTCATTTTAGTTCTCCTTATCCGTTTTCTTGGTTATTATTTACCGGTTTATTAGCCATCGTGCGTGCAACCGATTCCGCAGATCGTCCTACCACATACCCCCCGAGCCCAATTTGCAAAAGGGTCCATACGTCTCCTGGAAGAGTAATAGTTATAGAAGCTTTAAAAAAAAATAAGATAACAGGTCCTAATACATAGTTCCATATTAATATAAAAATTAATACGTACATTAAAAGGGGCCTCCAGCTCGATGCAAACCAGCCCGCTTTGGCTTCTGCCTCAATAATTTTTGCTGCAGCTTGTAATTCTTGTGTATTAGATTGTAGTAATTGAGTTTGTAAATCTGCTTTTAATTTTGCTTGTAAATCTTTATCGGGAACTGATTTTTCAATTGTATTAAATAAAATCTTTGCTAGAGGTGCAATAGCTCCTAACATTTGAATCATGGTTTAGTACCACTTCGCTTTTCTTTTCTTATCTGGTAACATTGCTTTTTGACCACCAACTTGTTCGAGTTGTGTTTCTTGTGGATTAGTCATTTCAACTTCAACTGCTTGTGAATAACCATCACTATTTAAAAATTGTGAATGATCAACTTGAGTTCCATATGCAGATCTTGATGTTTTTTTTATTTTTTTGGCCATATTTATTCCTATTAGTTAAATCCTTGCTTATTTTGTTTTGCAAGAGATACTCCGGCACGCAGTTTAGCTAAATTTTCGTTTTGTTCAAGCTTATTTTCATTATTTTGTTGATTCATTAAAGCTTTCATCTTGTCTAAATTTATCCTATCTTCAGCTTCCTTACGTTTTTGCTCGTTTTCCATAGCTCTTAAGTCAACTTCACGTGATTTAAGCTTCAATAATGGATCAGAATCAAATTGAGAAGTAATTTGGTTCTCCTCTTTCATAAAATCAGATGTCATTTCAGCTACTAATACAGCTTTTCTAGATTCAATCTTTTGCATTACCATTTGTAACTGTTGTGCAAGAGCAGGATTTTGAGCTGCTTGTTGTTGTAACATAGGTAATTGTTGTAATTCTTTTGAAAACTCTAATTGAACTTGTTCTTGAGCCATGATTGAGATGTGTTCAAGTATATTTTTTTGAACTGCAGCAACTATAACTGGATTATTTCTAACCATGTTTAATTGCATGAAATTTAAATGAGCTTCAATGTGTGCTCTATGATCTTGTCCTGGGAAAGCTTGAAAGGGTTGAGAACCCATTGCACTAATATGTTCTAAACTTGGATCCATTGGCATTGGTCTTGCAGGTGGCGGTAATATTAAATCAATATTATCTACACCAATCGCTTGATACATATCTTTGTAAGCTTGATACAAATTATGAATTTGTGGATTAGATTGAGCAAGTTGTAATTGAGTTTGTGCTAAACTAATTCTTTGAGTTTGAGAAAATATATTTGGATCTGCAACTGGAACAATATCAACTCTATCGTCAAAGTCCGCAACTTTAATTTGTTTATTTCCACCTACTACATCATATGGATATATGGGTGGTAAATATGTTTTAAATACATTTGCTAATAATTTAAATTCTTGTTTTAATGAAGCATATATTCTTTTGTGTATTGCTGACATAACTCTTGAACCACGTTCCAATAACGCTAACGTTGTACCCACAGCCGCTTGTTGATTTCCTTCACCCACTTGATTATCTGCGATGCTCGCGAAACGTTGACCTGCTTGCACTACAATACCCATTAAAGAAAGTAATGTTTGATCTGGTCCTTTGAATGGTAATGGCATAAATGCATCTTTTAAATTTCCTCCAGGCGCATCTACGTCTCTAAATTCTCCAGGTTGTAAAGGTTGTGCATCATCTCTAACTCTAATACCACGCATTTTAAATCCAGATGGTAAATTAGCTAAAGTTCCTGCATCTAATAATTGTCTTAAAGCTGATGTTGCAGTTCTAGATAAACCACCAATCATATGAATTAAACCAAAGCCATAGAATCCAAGCCCTGGTAAAAATTTAAAGTGAACAAAATAATTAGTTCTATTTCTTAATGGATCTTCTGCTTTGTAATTACGTCTAATAGATAAAACTTCTCTTGATCCTTCTTCAATCGTTACAACGTATGGAAGTTTAATTCCTGTGGGCTCACCAGTTTGAGGATCTTTATCTTCAAAACCTTCTAAATCTAAATTAACATGACATTCTAATAAAGTATAAATATCATCTTGTCTTTCAATTCTAATTCCTTCTAATTCTCTTTGTTTACTTTTTATTTCATTTTCTTTTAATGAGGGTTCTCCAAGTTCTACATCTTTATAAAAACCATTTACTTGTTGTTTACGTAAATCATTTTCAGAAATTTTAATTACATGAATAACTGCTTCTGCATCTTCTAATGATGTTGCTGAATAAGGAACAATTAAATCTTCTGATGGAATAAATTTAGATACTGCTCTACCTAGTATTGAATCATAATAAACTTTTTTAAATGTAGAACCTGATAAAGGTAAATAAAATAACATTTGATCAAATTCAGATTCATATTCTTTCATGACATCCATAATTTGATAATTCATAAAATCTTTAACTCTATTTGCTTGATCTTGTCGTTCAGGTGTTATTGATCCAACAATCTGTGTTCTAACAGGTCCACCTGCTGGTAATAATTCTTTATAAGCTTGTGATTGAAATTGTGTTACTGATTCTGCAAGCACTGGATGAGTTACTCCTGATGCACCTTTAAATGGTTCTGTTCGTCTTTCATATTTAAATCCTAATAGATCTAAACCATTAGTATATGCCATTTCCCAATCTTGTCGTGAAGATCTATATTCATTATAGTCATCCACTAATTCTGCACCTATTTCAGTTAATTCTTGTTCATCAATTATTTCTGCTAGATTAGATAAGTGATCACTAGATTGTAATTCTTGAGTTGGATTAAAAGAGATTTCTGCACCACCATCTTCCATTGGATTAATTTCAATGTTTTCATTTGAAATTTGTGGAATTAATTCATCTCTAGTTTCTAGAGCAATTTCTTGTTCTTTAAATTCTGGATCCGAAGGAGTTGGACTAATATTGGGTAATGATTTATCTATTTCAGCCATGACTAATTATACCTTCTTGTAAATAATGATTCAACACCTTGTGAATTAGGACCTCTAGCAGGTGGTATCGTATTTGTCAATCCACCGTTAGACATACTCACTCGTCCACCATAAGCCATCATGGTTCGCGGATCTTGAACTTGATTAAATCCAACAACAGGTGAATTTTGTGATTGATTATAAATATCATATGCAACTTGTGCTGCCGTAGCTGGTAAACCAAGCACTGGAATAGCAGAGGCAGCTCCTAAAGCAGAACCAATATAATCTCCTTGGCCAAATCTTTGATAAGCATCTAACCCAGCTAGCCCTGCTCCTACAACAGGTAAAGCTTGAAATGCTTTTCTTCCTAATCTACTCATTAAACTTCCAGTTTCAACTAAATCTCCACTACCTTGTAAAAATAATTTTTGAGCCGCTTGTGGATCTAATACTATTTCTCTTGTACCTGTTAAACCTCTTTTTAATAAATCTTGAACTTGACTAGTTGGTACAGTTGCTCTTAATATATCTCCAGTAGTATCTCCAATAGAAGTTCCTCTTAAAGCTCCTTCTTTTGCATATTGTAAAGCTGTTTGATAGTCTGGAGTTGCAAAAAATTTAGATCCAGAAAATGCTTTTGATGGATCTGCAGTTCCATGATAAATAGTAGATAAATTTTCACCAATATCTGAAATTACTTTTCCAGGGGATAATAGTTGAGCACCTGTTCTTGCTGCTTGAAGAAAAGGATTTTCTAAAAATGCATTTGGATTATTTCTTAAAGCATTCATTTCACTATATCCTAAATTACCAACTTGGCTTCCTAGTATATTTGTTAATGGATCTGAACTTCCTAAATTTAATGTTGGAAACATATCTTGTTGTGGTTGTGTAAAAGCCATTTGATCTTGCATTGAAACTTGTTGACCAGAAAAAGGATCTATTGTTGGGACTTCAGGTGTTGATTGTTGAGTCATTGTTGGAGAATAACTAAAAAGTTGATCTGTACTTAATCCATATAATTTTCCTTCTTTATCTAAATAATCATGAATACTTTGATCTTTTCCTAAAACTCCACTAAATATATCTTCTCCTCTTCTTGCAGTAAAAGGCGTGTATCTAGCATAATTAGAATCTACTCCTGTCATTAACTGATCATAAAGTT